AAAAAATGGTTTGGCGACTTACGTTCATGCTCACAAGGAGGTATTCGCAATGCAAGTGCAACGGTATTTTATCCTATTTGGCATCTTCAATTTGATGATCTTATTGTGCTTAAAAATAATCAGGGTACTGAAGAGACCCGTGTTAGGCACATGGACTACGGAGTTGTGTTGAGTGCATTCTTTTGGAGACGATTTAAAAACAAAGAAAACATAACCTTCTTTGATCCCAATCAAGTGCCGGACCTGTACCAAGCATTTTATGCCAACACAGAGCGTTTTGAAAAGCTCTACTGTGAATACGAAAAGCGTCAAGACCTACGTACCAAGGTCATGAGTGCAGAAGAAGTGTTCAAAGGCGGCATACTCAAAGAGCGTACCGACACCGGCCGCATCTACCTTGTGTACATTGACAATGTGCAGAACCAAGGTCCATTTGATACTGAACATCATACCATTTATCAATCCAATTTGTGTTGTGAGATTCTTTTGCCCACCAAGAGTTTTAAAAGATTAGACGATGCTGAGGGCCGAATTGCTTTGTGTACCTTGGGGAGCATAAATTGGGGTGCGTTCCGTAATCCAGAAGACATGCGTCGTGCTTGCCGTATACTTCAGCGTAGCCTGTGCAACATACTGGACTATCAAGACTTTCTTTCCATCCAGTCTAAACTCTCAAATGATGAAATCCAGCCCTTGGGCATTGGAGTCACAAACCTTGCGTACTGGCACGCCAAGCGAGGCATGCAGTATGGAGAACGAGACGCCTTGCATGAAGTCAAGTCGTGGATGGAACACCAGGCTTTCTATCTAACCGAAGCCACAGTTGAACTGGCTCGAGAACGTGGTCGTTGTGCGGACAGCGACAAGACATATTACGGCCAAGGTGTGTTTCCTTGGGAACGCAGAGCCAAGGGAGTTAATGAACTTACAGACTTTGCTCCAGAGCTGAACTGGGAAGTACTAAGAGAAAATATGAAACAACACGGTGTACGTAACGCTACCTTGATGGCTATTGCTCCTGTAGAAAGTTCTAGTGTTGTAATTAACTCAACCAATGGCATTGAAATGCCCATGAGCCTTATCAGTGTAAAAGAATCCAAAGCAGGAAGTCTTACACAAGTTGTGCCTGAATATCATAGACTCAAGAACCGGTATCAATTGATGTGGGCACAAAAAGACTGTGATGGTTATTTAAAGACTGCCGCGGTTCTCGCCGCTTATGTGGATCAGGCTATATCCGTAAATACTTTTTATAACCCTGCACATTTTCCGGATCGTAAAATACCTACAACGTTAATTGCTAAAAATCTAATGGAAGCACATCGTCTCGGAATCAAGACTTTCTATTACAGTTTGGTGAACAAACAAGGTAGCAAACAAATTGCTGAAGATGTACCACTTGAGGTCATTGACTTTGATCTTGAAGAAGATGATTGTGAATCTTGCAAACTTTAATAAGAAAATAAATGTCAAAAGCACAATATAATTTAAGTAAGCCCACAAACTATACACAAAGAAAAATGTTCTTGGATCCTGCTGGTCCGGTTACAGTCCAAAGATTTGAAGAAATTAAGTATCAAAAACTTGGCAAGTTTGAGCAAGAACAACGAGGATTCTTTTGGGTGCCTGAAGAAATCTCATTGACCAAAGACGCACAAGACTTTAAAGATGCCTCAGATACAGTTCGTCATATCTTTACCAGTAACTTATTACGTCAAACAGCACTGGATAGTTTGCAAGGGCGAGGACCAGTCCAGGTGTTTAGCCCAGTATGTAGTATTCCTGAATTAGAAGCATTAGTAATGGTTTGGTCGTTTATGGAGACCAATATCCACAGTCGCAGTTACAGCCACATCATTCGCAACATCTATAATGTGCCCAAAGACATATTCAATACCATTCATGACACACAAGAAATTGTGGACATGGCAGCAAGCATAGGTCGGTATTATGATGACCTGCACAAGTTCAATTGCAGTGTAGAATTAGGCATGACTGGAGATGAATCCGAACACGTCAAGAGCATATGGTTGGCACTCAATGCGTCATACGCATTAGAAGCCTTCCGCTTCATGGTTAGTTTTGCTACAAGTTTGGCCATGGTTGAAAACAAAATCTTCATTGGCAATGGCAACATTATTCAATTGATCCTACAGGATGAGTTGTTGCACAAGGAGTGGACAGCTTGGCTGATCAATCAAGTCATCAAAGAAGATCCAAGGTTTGCTCAAGCCAAAGCTGAATGCGAAGGCGAAGTATATCAAATGTACTTGGATGTTATCCGTGAAGAAAAAGCCTGGGCAGACTACTTGTTCCAGAAAGGTCCTGTAATTGGACTCAATGCCAACATACTCAAAGACTTTGTGGACTACACAGCCGTTGCGGCCTTGAAAGAAATTGGAATAAAGTATCATGAACCTGCTCCACGTAGCACACCAATACCTTGGTTTACCAAGCATGTGGATACCAGCAAGAAGCAGGCCGCGTTACAGGAAACTGAGTCAACTAATTATGTTATTGGAATCATGAGTGACAGCATTGACTACAACGAACTACCAGAACTTTAAGGAATCAAATGGCAGAATTTACATCAGATTGGTTTACAAAAAATATTCCAAATTTCCAACACATCAAGAAAAATTTAGAGCAATCATTAGGACCAGTCAACAGTATATTAGAAATTGGATCACACGAAGGCAGAGCCACTTGTTGGATGCTACAAAACATGTTGACCGACACTGGCACAATACATTGCGTGGATCCTTTTACAAACTATCATATCAATCCATTTACAGGAGAAAAAGGTACTGATGATCGTACATGGGAAAAAAGATTTAGAGCCAACACAGCTCAAGCCAAAAAGCCCAAACAAAAATTAAATGTGCATGTGGCCCTGAGTTTTCCTGTATTGGCACAACTTATTGTGGATCAAAAACAATTTGATTTTATCTACGTTGACGGTAACCATTGTGCCAATGTTGTGATGGCTGATGCTGTGATGGCATGGGGACTGCTTAAACAGGGCGGTATAATGCTGTTTGATGATTATCTTTCTGAGGACGAGCCAAACATACTAGACCGTAGCAAAATTTCTATTGATGCATTTTGTGCATCGTTCACTAGAGAAGTTGAATGGTTTGTAACTGGATACCAACTTGGGATAGGCAAGAAAAAATTAAATAAAAAATAACAAGGAAAATAAAAATGCAAGCAATAGTATGGAGCAAGGACCAGTGTCCTTATTGTGATCAAGCCAAAGCGTTATTAAAATCACGAAACATTGAATTTGAAGAACGCAATGTGAGCCAAGACTGGACACGTGAACAATTATTAGAAGCAGTACCAAACGCTCGTACGGTTCCACAAATTTTTCTTGACGGAAAACTAGTAGGTGGATATACCGAGCTAAGAAAGAAGCTAATAGAATGACATTCGAACAAAACCAAGTGTACACTTTTAAACTCAACTCTGGAGAAGAGTTGATTGCCCGTGTTGACCGACCTGGCACTGAGTGGATCACTATCAGCGACCCTGTGAGCGTGGCTCCGGGCCCGCAAGGCATGGGACTTGTGCCCAGTTTGTTTACCGCAGATATCAAGCGAGAAATCCAGCTAAATATCAACAGCATATCACTTTATGCCTTTGCAGAAGACGCTGTTAAAATGAAATACATCGAAGCAACCACAGGCATTAAAGTTCCGGACAAGAAACTTATATTGGGATAACATGCCAGCAGTACAGCGAGTGGGTGACGCAAACGGCGCCGGCGGGGTAGCCCAAGGCGGAGTTGCCTCTGTGCGGGTCAACGGTCGATCTGTGGTTGTAAGTGGTACCAGTATCAGCAATCATGCACCCTGGTCACCAATTAGAGTTCATATACCACATGCGGCTGCTGTTACCACCGGCGGATCTAGTTCAGTACGAGCCGGTGGAATACCTGTAGTATACACAGGCTGTGCCGATTCTTGTGGACATGCTCGTGTGGGCGGCAGTGATAATGTTAGGGTAGCACCATAATGCCCAGCGTAGTCAGTCCATTACAGTTAACAGCCATTGCCTCAATGTTGCAAAACTTGGGGCTGAACTCGGTACCTTCTGCTTTACCCACAGCCATAAACACATTTGATGCAACCACAGCAATTACTAATTTTGCAGCCGCATTAAATTTTTATAAAGCTCAACCCTGGGCCACAAGTACTACTTTAGATTTACTATTGGCTGTTGGATCAACAACATGTCCTGCATTGGGAAATAGTATTCCTGCAAGTCCAATCGGAACCTATTCTTATTTGTTGTCATTATATTTGCCATCATCTAATTCTAGTATAGATCAACAAGGATTTTCAAATTTAATATCCCAAACTGCGTACAGTTATTTAGGCAGTGGAGATTATGGAAAATTTTCAACAGGTTTTACTGCGGTACAAAATTATATTGCCACCACCAACAACTATATCAACAGCTCAGTAAACGCCAATCAATACCTTGGTCCTACATTTAGTACCATGGACGATCTAGTCACAGCCGGCATTGCTAGTATGAGTACTGATCTGCCCAATCTTAGTGTTGACCTAACCAAGCAAGGCAATCTATGGAACATGAATAAATTAGACCTGTATGGAACACCGGCAGGATTATTACAACAAATATCTTCCTTGGCTGGTCTGCGTGGACAAACTGTGCCAGACTTGCAGTCGGCCTTGATCAGTGTGGGCATGACTGATGTTGACATTGCCAACCTTGTGAATGACAATCGTGCAGGCCTAAACCGCCCTACAGGATTGAGTCAAAACGATTTTGATCGTTTGCAGTTGTTGGCCTATTATGCATTGACTCTTGTGAGTGGAGATGCTTTGCAACAAATACTTGACATACTGGGAGTAACCACACCTGACATTGACAGTCTTGATGATTTATTAAATGCAGTTAAAACATTTCCCTTGAGTTATCCATCACTACAAACCCCCAGTCCGGCTGGGCCCATACTTATTTTTAGTCCCACTGGTAGTGTAAACTCCGGCATCACGCCCATAGTGAATTCATACTTGCCCACAGCATCAGGATGTGATGAACTTGGTAAAATTATTCCACCTGCACAAGCAACTGCCAACAAAGCAATTCAAGTGTCCTTTCAACAAATTAACGGCATACCGAATACATCACTGCCAAGATTGGCCGAAACTATAGTTGGTAGTGTTGATAATCCTTGGACAGTGACACAACCATACTTGGCCAATGCTGTTGTGGCCAATGGTGATCCAGTTTCCACTTACTATCGTGCTATTCAAGATGTTTCGGCCGGGGTAGATATTAACAACACTGCTTATTGGACACCAACTACCTTAGGAGGCCTTAGTACCATGAGCGGCCTGCCACTGATTCAAGCACAGACCACAGCAGTAGATTCAAGTGTAACTAACTATGTGGCCACCACAGTGGCCACTGG